CCCTAACAGGGGCGTTGTGATGGCGGCGTCGGTCGCTTTCCACGCCGTCATGTTGATCTCCGGCTTCCACCGGAACAGGCTGGCCAGATGGTCAGACAGCCCATGCTCAGCCGCAAGTTCTTGCAGCTTATCGCCGTTGACCTTGCGATTGATCCGACCAGTGACCTTGATGACATAGCCAGCGGCCTTCTCGGTCTTGGTGCCATCAAGGGTTTCCGGCAGGTTCATGAGCCTCACCATCTGGTCCTCAATATCCCGCCGGTCCTTGGTGGCCTTGGCCTCGCGAGCCTTGGCTTCAATCCAAAGGGTGGAGAGGTTGTCGAGGGAGGAGATCATTGGCTCCCCCCAATCTTCCCAATGATCGCCCCGAGGTCCGGTGCTTCCCAAGCGTCGAGCTTGCCCGAGCGGTCCTTGGCCAGCCAGAGACCATCGCTTTCGCACATGATCGCGCGCTGGGCGACACCATGTTCATCCCGCTCGACCCGAAGTGCCAGCACTTCATCGAACAGGTAGGGTAGGGCCTGCGTCAGTGACTTACCCGGCATCGACGGGTTGTAGAGCAGCCGACCCATTTCGTCTTGGCTTTTCTCCAGCTTGGCGCTGAAATAGACATGCTTGCCGGGCAGATCGCGGAAGGCACGGATAATATCGGTCATCTGCTCCGACAGTGCTCCGTAAGCCGCGCGAGCATCTTTATTTACCTTCTTCTCGTAATTCAGCACCACCTCGCCGATCTCGGAGATCGAGTCGAGCGCAATGGACTCAAAGCCCTTGGCCTCTTCCGAGCCAGACGCCCATTCAAACGCCTCGGTCAGATCAGCCATCGAGTTGATCTCGATATAGGGAAGGTTGCTGTCCTGGATCGACAGCAAGCCGCTCTCAGCCGAGAGAATAATCGGGTTGGGCAGAGTGCGGATCAGGGTGGTCTTGCCACCACCGGATGCGCCGTAAACAACAATTTTGACGCCGTTGGACGCAAACGCGCCTGTACGCTTAAGACTAATAGCCATCAATGTTACTCCGTCCCTGCGGTCGGGGTATCCGGTCGCGGGGTGAGGGCAAGCCTACATTTGTCCTTGCCAATGTCAAGAACATTATGTCACAAGGTCGCCGCTCCATAACGAGAGGCATAAGATGGCTGACCTTTCTAATATATTCGGCGGGCCTTGGTCGCCCCCATCTAAGATTGAAGCTGAACCAGTAGAAGTCCAACTTATCAATGCTATGCAGGCTGCTGGTATCACGCCACCCGAGCATATCCAGATCGATGGCAAGCTCCATCGATTCCGGTCTGGCACACGCGGCACACCCGGCAAGGGTGATAAGTCGGGTTGGTACATTATCTTCGGTGATGGCGTCCCAGCCGGTCGTTTTGGCTGCTGGCGGGCCGGTGTCGAGGTAACTTTCCGGGCCGATATTGGCCGAAGCCTCACCGACGCTGAGCAGATGCTTCATGCCCGGCGACTCAGCGAGGCAGTCAGGCTGAGGGACGCAGAACTGAAGCGCCAGCGCGAAGTGGCGGCAGATACCGTCGAGACCATCTGGACCGGCGGCGCACTGGCAGATCCGTCGCATCCATACCTCACCAGGAAACGGATCGACGTTCACGGTGCCCGCGTAACCGGCGATGGGCGGCTCATGGTGCCGCTCTATAACCCCGACGGTCATATTGCCTCTCTCCAGTACATCGCCGAGGACGGGTCGAAGCTCTATCATTCAGGGGGCCAGACCGGCGGTTGCTACTGGATGCTGGGCACAATGGACGAACCCGGCACTCTCTATGTGGCCGAGGGCTTCGCCACTGCCGCCACCATCCATGAGATCATGGGACGGCCCTGTATTGTGGCCTACTCGGCTTCGAACTTGGTGCCAGTGACGGGTCATTTGCGGGAACGCTATGGCCCGATCCAAGAGATCGTCATTGTGGCGGATAACGATGCCAGCGGCACCGGCCAGAAATATGCCGATCAGGCCTCGGCCAAATACGGCGCACGGGCCATTACAATCCCGGTGCCGGGTGATGCCAACGATTATGTCAACGAGGGCCATGACCTCAAGATCCTGCTGCAGCCGCCAGTGACTGATTGGCTGGTCAATGCCAACGAGTTCTCGACCAAGCCCGCGCCGATCAAGTGGCTGGTCAAGCACTGGCTTCAGGACCGCGCCCTCATCATGGTCCACGGGCCGTCAGGCGGCGGTAAGACCTTTGTGGTGCTGGATTGGTGCATGCACATTGCGTCGAGCAAGACCGACTGGTTTGGGCACAAGGTTAATCACGGCACGGTCGTCTATCTTGCTGGTGAAGGCCACCACGGCATGCGGTCCCGTATCGCCGCGTGGAAGCAGCACCACGGGGTCGATTACCTCGACATGTGGGTCTCCAAGGCTGGCTGTGACCTCAATACCCCAGAGGGCTACAATCGGGTCGTGGAAGCCGTCAGGGCACTCCCCGAGCGTCCCAAGGCGATTGTGGTGGATACACTCCACCGCTTCCTCGCTGGCGACGAGAATAGCGCCCAGGACGCCAAAACCATGATTGATGCCTGCAACGCCCTCATGGTCGAGTTCGACTGCTCTGTGATCCTCGTTCACCACACCGGGGTCTCAGAAGAGGCCCAGCACCGGGCGCGTGGCTCCTCGGCATGGAAGGGCGCGCTGGAAATTGAGATATCAATTGTCCCGGCCAAGAACGATGGACCGATGCAGATCGTCCAGCGCAAGTCGAAGGATGCCGAAGAAGCCAAGCCGGTTTACGCCGATCTTTCCATTGTCCATATCAATGGGTGGTTCGACGATGACGGTGAGCCAGTTGGATCCGCCGTGCTGACACAGGCTGAGCCGCCGGTCGAGCGTAAGAAGGACTCGAAGCTCGAATCGTATAAGAAGATGCTCGGAGAGATCTGGTTTGGGGCTGACGCCGAGATGGTGGATGGCCTGCCATACGTCTCCAAGTCGGTGCTGGCAGAGCAGCTTCGGGCCAAGCTGAATGTGTCCGAGGCAACCGTAAAACAGCACCTCAAGCCGAGTGAGCATGACCGCTTTATCGGCATCCTGACAGTGGCTCAAATCGTCGAACCATATGGTCATGGATGGGTCATAATTTGCCCTGAAATGGGGTCGCAAATGGCCCTTCGGCGGCAAGAGCGATATTAGAGGCCGGTACTCCCGGTACTTTTTGGTACTTTTTGAAAAAGTACCGAAATAGGTGTTTAAAAACAAGGAGATGCAAATGCCGGTACTCCAGCGGTACTCTGACCGGGGGCAAGATTCGGGCCGGTACGGTACGGTACTCTCTCCCTATAGGGAGAGTACCAAAAGTACCGCCCAGATGCGGTCGCCCGGATTACGCCATTGGCTGTTTGTAAACTTCGGCTGGGATGTGTATGAATGGGGTGAAGATGAGATTAGGTTTTAGGAGTAGGTGACATGGGTAAGCGATCAGACTTTGAACGACGCGAACGGGACTTCTATCCCACGCCCTATGAGGCGGTGGTGCCGTTGCTGGACCACCTGATGCCAAGGACGCTCTTCGTGGAGCCTTGTGCTGGTGATGGTGTGCTGGTGAGCCATCTGCATAGGCATGGGCACCATTGCGTCTCGGCGAGCGACATTGAGCCGCAGGATCCGTCCGTGAAGGCGCTGGATGTGTTCAACGCTCAGATCGGACAGGGGCAGTGTTTTATCACCAACCCGCCTTGGGACCGGAGCATCCTGCATCCGATCATCGAGCATCTGTCGAGCCAAGCGCCGACATGGTTGCTGTTCGATGCCGACTGGATGCACACCAAGCAGGCGGTGCCCTATCTGGACCGGCTGGAGGCGATTGTGTCCGTGGGGCGGGTCAAGTGGATCGCAGGGTCAAAGATGACCGGCAAGGATAACTGCTGCTGGTATCTGTTTGCGGACGTTCCAAACAGCCACACCCAGTTCTACGGGAGGAGGGCATGATCGATTATGACTCTGAACCCGGCTCATGGGCTGAGGCGATTAGAATGAGGAATGAGATGGGAAACGACAACGTAAACCACCCAGCCCACTACCAGGGCAAGATTGAGGCTATTGACGCCATCACGGTGGCGGTCGAAGGGTTGGAGGGGATTGAGGCGGTATGCACGGCTAACGCCCTAAAGTACCTATGGCGCTGGAAGCGCAAAAATGGTATTGAGGATCTCCGCAAGGCACATTGGTATATCGAGAGATTGATCGGAAAGATTGAGAATGACCACTGAGACATGCCTGAACTGCCGGTTCTACCATGAGTCCCACGCGGGCACTCATGGCTATTGCAAAGCCTCGCCGCCAGTGTTCACCAATCTGGATGAGCAGGGTCGTCCACGGTTCTTCAACCCGGTGGTTGGGCCGAATAACTGGTGCGGGCTGTGGGAAGGTGAAGACTGATGCTTGCGATGAAGGTCGATATGCCCAACTTCGACCAGAAGTTGCGTCAGTTTGCCGAGACGCCCGCACTTATCCAGAAGGCGGTGGTTGGCGCGCTGTCCGAAACGGTGGATGACCTCATTGCGCGCCAGCAAAGGGAAATGAAGCAGACCTTCAATAACCCAACGCCGTACATCCTGAAGGGCATCAAAGGTGCCTATCCCGGCGGGGGTGGGCCAGTACGTGGTTTTCGCAAGGGCCGCACTGGCGTAAACGTCACTCAAGCGGGCACCTATTTTGAGTTCTTCCCGGTCGGCAAGTCGCCAGAGGATATTGTCAAGCCGCACGTATTTGGCGGGCCTCGTAGACAGAAAAGCTCTGAGCGTCGGCTTGGCGGAAGGCTCCTTAGCCCATTTACGGTGATGGGGCGGGACTATCCTCGAAACGCTTCTGGTGACATCCCCGGTGCGCGTTATACCCAGATGCTGAACCAGTTGGATGCGCTATCTGATGTGGCTCGTTCGCAGATGCCTAAAAGTCGGCAGAAGAATCGGGCCGGTGTCAGCTATTTCGTCATGGTGCAAAAGGGCGGCAAGAAGGGAAGCCCAGGCATTGCCATTGCAGAGCGGCGTGGCAGCCAATTGAAAATTATGCTTGTCGCAGCCCGCAGCACGGGTTACGGTAAGAGCGTTAAATATGACTACTTCGGAGTCGGGCGTAAGCAGGCAGAGTATAGCCTTCCCGTCCACTTCAATAGAATTGTACAACGGTATATGAGTAGGATGTAACATGAAGAAGATTGCACTGATTATCGCGCTTGCTTACGCCACTCCGGCGCAGGCTCAGTATACTAGCGTTTGCCCAGCCATTGGCGACATGGCGGAAACCATCATGAAAATCCGCCAAGCTGAAGGCTCGTTTCAGATTACCTGGGAACATTTTGACAAGATGGAACGCAACGGCGACAAGTTTGCTTGGTTCTATAAAAAGATCCTGATTAATGCGTATGACCAGCCGAAGTTCATGACTGAGGCCTACAAGCAGCATGCGGTCGATGAGTTCCGCAATGCTTGGGTTAAGTCATGCTACAAGGTCATGAGCGAGCCGAAGGGAGAGAAGTGGTGAACGATAATCTTCACGCTGATAGCCCTAACCACGCTGCCGCTTTGGCGCTGCTGAATGATCTAATGCTGGTGCTGGGCAATGCTGCCAGCCAAGGGCTAGAACGCTACGGTGCCGATGGCGAGCCGATCTATGACTTTGGCTTTTGGTCTGATGAATGCGCCAAAGTGCTAGGGGTGGTACGGAAGGGTCCACTGGCCGCGTAAGGGTCCACCGAGGGGGTG